TCGAGAAAGGATACAAACCGTACTCTCATTGGTTTGAGAATATGGCAAAAAAATTCAAGTATGACAAAAGAAAAATCGCACAAGAATTGGAGTGCGACTTCCTCGGTTCTGGTGATGGTGTTATCCCAAATACAATACAAGACAGGATAAGAAAAACCATGATAAAGGATCCAATGGAAAAATACATGCAGGGTACTTTTTGGTTATGGAAGGAACCTGTTGAGGGTCATAGATATATAATGGGTGTTGACGTATCTCGTGGAGATAGTGCTGACTCGTCATCAATATGTGTGATTGATTTTGATGAAAACGAACAGGTTGCGGAATATGTCGGTAAGATTCCACCAGATGATTTGGCATCGATAGTTTATAAATGGGGTATACTTTATAAGGCGTTTGTTGCTACAGACATAACGGGGGGTATGGGTATTGCAACATCACGTAAACTACAGGAAATGGGTTATAAGGACCAATATATTGATGGGGTGAACTCAAATAATATTTGGCAATACAATAAGAAGGCACAGGAAAAAATACCTGGTATTAATTTTAATAACAAACGAACACAAATAGTTGCGTCTTTTGAAGAAAAACTTAGACATGGATTTATAGTTAAGTCATCTCGATTATTAAATGAATTAAACACGTTTGTTTATATAAACGGTAGACCTAACCACATGAAGGGGGCACATGATGATGCAATCATGGCGATGGCCATTGCAATGTACGTGGGTGACATATGTTTCACTCAACTAAAGAGAAACGATAGTGCAAACAAAGCAATGTTAGACTCATGGTTACTCTCAGAGAGGACTTATGAAACAAAAAAATCTTTCTATTCTCATGGAACCGCGTTCGATGCTGTCGGATCTATGACTACTGACGGACAACCATATAACCCATCTAATCAAAATATCAGTAAGGACCAATACATGGAACATAGTTGGTTATTTAGTAAAAGAGGTTATAGATAATTAAACAGGTTTAAAAAGTGAAAAAAATTTCGTATATTATAAAGACTAATATTTATTAATATGGCAAAACAAAATATGACAGTGTATCAAAGGTTAACAAAGGTTTTCGGTTTTACCGCAGACCAACCTTCGAAACCCCCACAATATAAATTTGATAGAGACCAACTGTTAAAAACAGATAGTAGAGAAGATTATGAAAAGGAACTTCTCCAACAACAACAATCTCAATATATTGCAGATAAGTGGTCTAAATTAGATCAATCACTATATAATCAATCGGTTTATTATGAACCAAATAGATTGGCAGCGTATTATGATTATGAGTCTATGGAATTTACACCCGAAATTTCTGCGGCTTTAGATATATATTCTGAAGAATCAACAACCCTTTCAGAAAAGGGGGATATACTTACAATTTATTCAGAGTCAAAAAGGGTAAAAAACATACTTACAGATCTTTTTGAGAATATATTAGACGTAAACACTAACCTACAAATGTGGTGTAGAGGTTTAGGTAAGTACGGTGATAACTTCGTTTATTTAAAAATAGATCCTGAAAGAGGTGTAGTTGGGTGTCAACAATTACCTAACATAGAAATAGAACGACATGAAGGTGCAGCGTCCAACGTACATAAAGCGGAACCATCGTCAAATGTTACAATGCCAAGTAGAGAACTGAGATTCGCGTGGAAAAATAAAGACATGGAGTTCCAAGCATGGGAAGTCGCACACTTTAGATTATTAGGGGACGATAGAAAATTACCTTATGGTACGTCAATGTTAGATAAGGTAAGACGTATATGGAAACAATTACTACTTGCAGAAGATGCAATGTTAATATACAGAACATCAAGAGCACCTGAAAGAAGAGTATTTAAAGTATTCGTGGGTAACATGGATGATAAAGATATTGAATCTTATGTACAACGTGTGGCAAACAAATTCAAAAGAGATCAGGTTGTTGACCCACAAAATGGACAAGTAGACATGAGATACAACCAAATGGCTGTAGATCAAGATTACTTTATTCCAGTTAGAGATCCGGGTCAAACTTCACCAATTGAAACATTACCAGGAGCACAGAACTTAGGTGAGATTGCAGATATTGAGTACATTCAAAAGAAGATGTTAGCCGCTCTTAGAATACCCAAAGCATTCTTAGGATTTGAGGAAATCGTTGGTGACGGTAAGACATTGGCACTAATGGACATACGTTTTGCAAGAACTATTAATAGAATTCAAAAATCCTTAATCCAAGAACTAAACAAAATTGCATTAGTTCATCTTTACTTATTAGGTTTAGAGGACGAGTTGGATAATTTTACATTATCCCTTACTAATCCATCCGCACAATCTGATTTATTAAAAGTAGAACAATGGAAAGAAAAGATAACACTTTATAAAGATGCAACATCAGATCAATCACAGATAGGTATACAACCTGTTTCACATACATGGGCTAAGAAAAACATCTTAGGTATGAGTGATAACGATGTGGTTCTTGATTTACAACAACAAAGACTCGAACGTGCACTTGGTGGTGAATTAGGGGCCACACCTAACATTATAAAAAGAACGGGTGTGTTTGATGAAGTTGATAAGAAGTATGGTATACCTGAGGAGGAGAGACAATCTATGGACACTTCCTCACCTGTTGAAGGAGATGAAATGGGAGGTGCACCACCCCCACCAGCAGGAGACATGGGAGGTGAAGAACCTCTTAGTGAAGGGACAGGAAAATCAAATAAATCTAAAATATTAAGTATGTTAGGTGATGAATCACAAGATTTTGATGATCTTTTTGATGTTAATAAGGCACAACAGAATATTTATGAAGTAGAGAATAAACTCAAAGACATATTAAACGACTAATTATGGCAACATTCGGTAACATTAAAAATAAGATTTTAGTTAAATTGACTGAATCATATGGTAAAAAGGATTTTAAGAATAACCTTAACACATATTTTAAACCTATTATGAATAGTACGGTTTTAAAGGAAATGTATTCTTTATATGAGGACATTGAAACAATGACTTTCGATGATAAAGAAACTGCACAACTTTATGTTGAGGAATTATCAAAAGTACTAAAGGATAAACATCATGATGTTAGTAAATCAGTTTTTGATTTAAATAAATCATTAAAAGATGTAACAAAAACTAAGAACCCAATTTATGAGTCTTTAGATGTATTGTCATGTCCAGATAAATTGGGGAATATTTCGGATAAAGTAATTGCAAAGAAAACTTTGGTAGAACACCTAATGAAAAGTAAAACGTCTGATGAATTAAATATTCAACAAGGTGTAAATGAAAGTCTACTAAACTCAGTTTTAGTAAATAACTTTAATATAAGTTATGATAAGACATTAAGTGAAGAAGATAAATCCAAACTTAAATCTATTTTAGGTCTATCCCAAGAAGATGTTGAAACTAAATTTGAAGAGATAACAGAAAGTATTAAAGGAAAATTAGATTCAATAGTAGAATCAGACGCAGAGTTTAAATCGAAATCTATTGAGGTTAAGACTGAGATTAATGAGATGACTCAAAGTAAGTATAACTTATACAGATTAGAGGAGTTATTAAAAAACTTGTCAGAATAATATTCCTTTACGGCAGCTACCTTAGAGGTGTAAATCCCTGTTTTTGATACATCAAAGTCTCAAATGGGGATTTTTTATTGCTCGTTTTCGTCTTTCAGTTTCTGTATATATACCGCCTTTTGTTTTTGTAGTCTTTTTTTAACGGATGGTTTGGTGAATTCTTTATTCTCCCTGAGTTTGTTGATTTGTTTTACGTTTCTTACTTTTCTACGTAATTTCTTTATCGCTTTCTCAATACCACCTTTGTCTACTTTTATTATTAGCATATATAATTTTGTATATTAATAAATATACTAGAAAAATTTGTTTTTTCAAAGAAAATTACTTATATTTTATTAAACACCATTAAAAGATTATAATAATGAATTAAATGAAACTAGGACGTTACATCCCATTGGGGGATCACAAAAACGTTAAGATTGGATATGGGACGATAAACCATAAAAACTTAAAGACAATTTACCTCTCTTTAAACTCTTGGTTAGAACCCAAAGAAAAAGGTGAGGATTACGACGCAATATTAAGATCGTCGAAAAACAAAGTAAAAAGATTAGTACAAAATTTAGGTCACGGACTTTTTAGATCAGAATCGATTGTTGATTTAGATGTAAGGACTAAAGGTATAAAAAAAGAAAAGAGATCTTTTATGAATTTAGAAGTTACTCTATACACGTTAAAACAAGTAAACGTGAAGGATAAAGACTTGAAAACAGACATGTATGGTTTACTATGTGAGATCATAGACACTTGTTTAGATAACGAATTATTATACAATTTCCACAAAAAGAAAAAATAAGTCCGTTTTCCATGTATTTATAGTAATAAAACTACAGATACATGAAAGTATTAGGACCAAAAGAAACAGGTAAAGGAATATTAATAGAATATGATGCGGGATTTATTTCTCCCAAAGAGAATAAAAGTATTATATCAGAAATGAAGGAAATTGATTTCTCTGAAGATATTATCCTTTACGCTGTTCTACAGAAATATGATACTCCGAATAAGAACGGAAGAATCTATCCGGAGAGATTACTCAAAAGAGAGATGGAAAAGTATCAAGAAATAATTGGTAAGGGTTCGGCATTAAATGAACTAAATCATCCATCATCTTCACTTATAGATTTAGATAGAGTTTCACATACGATCACCGAGACTTGGTGGGACGGTAAAATTCTTATGGGAAAAATTAAATTACTTCTTTCACCTGGTTGGAAAAAATCGGGTATTGTAAGTACTAAAGGTGATCAAGCCGCAATGTTATTAATGAACGGTGTTACCTTAGGTATATCATCAAGGGGAGTTGGGTCCCTTAAATCGGTTAAAGGTCAGAATATAGTACAGGAGGACTTCGAATTGGTTTGTTTTGATTTAGTATCATCCCCATCAACACCTGGCGCTTATGTATTCCAAGATCCAGGAGATAGAGAAAAGTACGAAGAATCCATTGAAGAACAACCTATTGTAGACGAGAGAATGAGTAAACTTATGGGTAATTTGAATAATTTCTTATCTAAATAATAAACTTTTCTTTGATTACCATATCACAAAAGTAATTTTTTCTTAATTATCAAGTATTTATTATTAAACTATAATATACAAATGAGTAAAAAATCCATTTTAGAACAAGCATTGCTTCAAGTACAAGATCTTGAAGAGGCAGTAAAGGCAAACGCAAAAGGTATACTTGCTTCAACTATGAAGGAAGAACTAAACGATGTCCTAAACGAATCTATGGAACAAGAGGAAGTTGAAGGTAACGAAACTCCTATAACAGAAGACGAACAAGATATGCCAATCTCGGAACAAGGAATTGAAGACGAGGAAGGAAATGATGACGAAACTTCGATAAACGACGAGCCAGCAGACGACGTTGATCCAGACATGGAAGATGAAGAGGGTGAAGACGAATCAGACGACGAATTATCAATAGATGATGAGGACGAAGATTTTTCATTACCAATGGATTCTGAAGAAGAAGGAGAAGACGAAGTACTTGACATGACCGACGCATCTGACGATGAAGTCCTAAAGGTATTCAAATCAATGAAACCTGAAGACGGAATTGTTGTAAAACGTGACGGTGATAATGTTGAACTCGAAGACGGAGACGACGAATACATCATCAAATTAGATGACGAAGAAGGTGAAGTCGCTGAAGGACATGACGAAGAAGTACACGAAGGTGGCTACGACGAAGAAGTTTCTGAAACTGATGACACTGTCTACGAAATTGAATTAGAGGACGTATCCGAAGAAGAAGTCTCTGAAGAAGATGAAGTTTCCGAAGAGGAGGTATCTGAATCAGAAATTGAGGAATCAGAAGTATCTGACGACGAAATAGAAGAAGAAGTCTCTGAAGAGGAAGGATCTCATGAAGAGGAGGTCGACGAAGCTGCAAGAACAAAATCCAATGTACATGGTGACAAGGGTGGGGCAAACAGAGCCGGTATTAAGTCTAAGACTAAATATAAGGCAGGTGCAATCAACGAAGAGGTTAAAACTTTAAAGAAACAAAACGGTGAATATAAAAAGGCGTTAGTTTTATTTAAAGAGAAACTAAACGAGGTTGCTGTGTTTAACGCTAACTTGGCATACGCTACAAGATTGTTCACAGAACATTCGACAACTCGTCAAGAGAAATTAAATATTTTGAAAAGATTTGACTCTGTCACTTCTTTAACAGAATCTAAATCCACTTATAAAGTAATAGAAGGTGAATTAGGTTCAAAACAAAATGTTACTGAATCGGTTGCAAAATCAATCGTTTCAACTCCGACATCATCCTCATCTCAAGAAGTACTTTCAGAAACAAAAGCATACGAAAGTCCACAGTTTAAGAGAATGAAAGATTTAATGTCAAAATTATAATAAAATAAATAAAAAAACTAAAACTCAAATTTAAAATGGGAGCATTATTAGAATCAGGTATGGTTGGTAACATCGGGTTAAAACACCTAAGAGTTATCAAAGAAGATACCATCAAAAAATGGGATGACCTAGGTTTCTTAGAGGGACTTAATGGACATCAAAAAGATAACATCGCTCAGTTGTATGAAAACCAAGCGTCTTATCTAATTAACGAAGCTGCTGTGTCTGACTCATCAGGTTCATTCGAAACAGTTGTTTTTCCAATCATTAGAAGAGTATTCTCTAAATTATTGGC